GTCCTGACCTTAGTGAAAGCCTTGTAAATAGCGTCAGGAGTCGGGTCACTACCCTTTGCTTGGGTGTTAATGCTACCCACATTGGCGGTCCCGAGTAGATTAGGAGTAGAACCATCACCTTCAAGCACCTGAGCATCAAGCCTAGCCTGAACCATGTAGGTCAGCCGGGTATTTAGATACTGCTGCAGTGAAGCGACGTCCTCAAGCTGCTCATCGGTTACTGGCAGGAATGTTCCCAACTTCTCGACCTCATCGGAAGTCTCGGTCAGGACAATCGCAGCTTCACCGACTGCCGCATTTTCCGCAGCTTCAGCCGCAGCATTGGTGAAGGTAGACTCCTTCATATACTTGATGGTGTCCCTTATGGTAGTCAATGAAGGAATATGGTCCACCACGGCAATAGGTCGCTGAGGATACATCGCGACTCGGGGAACACGGAGAGCTTCAGGATCCCACCCGGCGGCGGCCGTCATAGTGGTTTTCATTTCGATGTCGAGAGTGGATTCTTGGCCTTTTTGCTTGAAGGCTTTTGACTCCACAAATAGCTCACCGAGGCTCTTCTGCTCTACCTTAGGCTCTCCGGGTTCGGGGTGTTTCATTTCCTTACCCGGTGCCGGAGTCGTCATCTCTTCGTTGAGTTCACGCCCGGCCTTCAGGGTCTTCTCAGCGGAGATCAGCGTTTCCCGCTCTGTCCTCAAATCTGTGACCTCCACGTCGAGCAGTTTCAAGGCGTTTACCTTATCAGCGGTGGTAGCTCCCTTCAGGCTAGTGACTTTCGAAAAGTCCAGATCCTCGCCCGCTTCATCGTAGATCTTGCTGACCAATTTCCCTTTCTCAGCAAGTTTCTCGGTTACCTCTTTTAAGCCGGTGAGCCCGAACATCAAGAGAACAGGCAGCATCAGCATAAAGAGGATCCCGCTCCATAGCAAATGAATTGTCTTTTTCACTTAGGTTACCTCCGATAGTTCACGTTTTATTTTAGTGAAGATTAGGACAGCCTGTGCCAGTTTCTCTGTGTCCACAGGCTCGGTAGCATCGAGAAGTTCTTTCAGGTCCGATGCCACCCCGGATAGCATACCGAGTAGCTTCTTCATGCGATCTCGGTTTGCTGAAGATAGGACTCGGCCCTCTTTCTGCCTCAAGTCAGCAAGCGACTTGGTGCGGGCAATAAAGGATTCAACGGCAGCAAGCACCGCCTCCCCCTCATCACTGAAGGTCTTTCCCGCTTCCTTAATTGCTAGTGTGGCTGTCTCCATGCCAGCGCCTAGCAGGACTGGCGATATTTCAAATATAGTAACTTTCTTCAGGACTCGGATCTTCTGGCCATCTCTCGTCTCTTCCTCCGACTCGTCAACCTTGAAACCATAACTCCATTCCTGGAGTTTGCCGGAGAACTTGACCGCTTCATAATGCTCTCGGCCTGTTTCGGTCTTCAGGTTGAATTCACCGTCGGCCAATAACGCGTCTTTGCTTTCACTGAGCACCGCCTTACCGACTGGTAAACCGCCCATCCAGGAGCCGTGCATATAGGCGGAGACCAATACCTCTTTGCCTATCTCTATGGCACCTGGCACAGTCTCGTCACCATCTTTATCGATGACGTTCAAGGTGGCAATCTTGGCTATAAAACTGCCCTCTTTATCTTCCTTGAGTTCAACCTGTATAGACTTTCGCTCTAAGTCGCCCATAGCTTTACCCTCCCGATTCTCCCACTGCGTATAGCAGATGGCGAGGCGTTGGTCGTTATCTGAATAATCCTCTTGCATGGTATCATTCCCCATACAGCGGGATATAAAATCATTTTCCTCTTCGTCATCATGTGGCTTTGGTATTGGCATGAATCACCCCTAATGAATGTCTAAAACACCTTCAATACTTAAAATGCCAACCACTAAAATAGTTAAAGGTATAATAAACAGAATACCTAAAAAGATATTTTCATGTCGTCTACGCCTTTGGTCCTCTGGTGTATCTGAACTTGGATTCTTATCGGGTGAGGGGATAGGTGGTGGTGAATATAGCATGATTACCTCCCGAACAAAAGCCACCAGGCCATCGCTACTCTCTCGGTAAAATCCCCGTCCTTGAGTTCTCGGAGCTTCTTCCTATACGTTTTACGGGTTTTCTTCCTGAGTGCTTTCGCCATTCGACCGTTCATTTTATTCTCTTCCTGTCTGGAATGTCATTGTGCAGCGACACATTGGCTCACCTGGGCCATCAAGGCCGTTGCTGAAGTTAGCATCTAGTTTGACTGTTTCCTCCTCCATAGCGACGTGCTCGTCCCTCACACGGTCATCCCTGCTGGTCAGCCACGTCTTAGTTTTGACTATCTTCGATTGCCTGGCCGCTTCAAGGTTGCCGAATGATGACGCCTTTGTTACCTCGGTGCGCGCCACCCGCATCGCCTTGAATGGAGATCTATCAACGTAGAATTGCCGGAGGTTTCTGGCTATCTTCGCTGTCCCTACATTCTCATCAAAGCCGGCCAGGATGATTCGCTTCACATCGTCCAGGTTCGTTTCCAGGATAGTGACGATGCTCTTGGTACTGTTCTCAACAATCCATGCCCGGGCCGCAGCACTAGCCGGGTCGAATGTCCACTTTGTCTCAATGGACTTCTCGGACTTCTCAGCTCCCAGGTCTTCCGCTGTCTCATCTCCAAAGTCTTCAATGATGGCGGCAGACAATGGCGCCAGCATTTTCTCCCATTCCGGCCGGAGGCTCTCAATCGCTTTGCCAACTGATGCGATCATACTATTCGCCGTCTTGCCTTTTACAGCCTTTCCAACGGCTATACCTTCGGCTTCATAGAGCGGCTCAACCTTTTTACTTGCCGGATCCCACCATGCAACGCGACGCCTATCGACACGCTTCCAGAGGATAGTCTTCACGTCCTCTGTTAGGTCAATGACCTTGATAAGCTGGTTAGATCCCTTAGTAACAATTCCTAACTCGGGGTCATTTACTATACCACCTAATGCCTTGCTTGCTCGTCTATAAGCGTCACAACATTTTTTAAGATTCATTTCTAAATCCTAGACATTTTCCATCTGCATCTAAGTGAACATCCATGCACTTGCAAAAATGAACTTCGTGGTTATGCCAGATACATTCCTCGTTATCGCAAGATAGTGTAACCTTACCTATAAGGCAATTACCTTTATCCCAATGGGGACACCGCTTTGCCATGCAAACATATCGCCCGTCTTTCTTTTCCCAAGTACAAGCCCCCATAATTATCCCTTCTGAATTAGCGATATTAAGAGTTGGTGCTTCTCGCCAAACTCGTCAAATTCCTCTTCCTGCTCGGAATAAAAATCTAGCACTGTGAAATTCAAGGACTTGAGTAATTCAAGCCAGTCATCCATTGCGATATATTCTTCCCGTTTGCCATCGGCATATTGAGTGTCACCATATAGATAAATAAAGGCAATGCCCTTGTTTGATAACACTCTGTTTACCTCAGGGATTGACTTCTTGAGGTCGGTGGCGTGTAACACCGAAAGCGAAAATACTCCATTGAATTGGCCGTCAGCAAAGGATAACTCCTCGGCATTAGCCACTTGAAAGTCAACCGAGACTTCAGCATCTTGAGCATTTTGCCTGGCTAATTCTATAGCCGATGGTGAAACATCAACTGCCGTGACCTCTATGCCTGCGTGTGCAAAGAATATCGAATCGCGGCCATTGCCACAACCTATCTCCAGTAGCGTTTTCATCTTCAGCTCTTGAAGTTTCTCCGCAAACTCCTGGGCAAACATCGAGGGGTTTTTATCAACTGCCCAATGAGGTGTACCCTCTGAATATTCGTCCTCCCATTCAGCAGGAGTTAGTTTAGTTTCAATGCTCTGAATCAATGCTTTGGCAGGGCTGCTCGCCGGGACTTCAACCAGTGTTAGAGGTCGCAGATATAGTTTCTGAGACTCGTCAACCGGCATGCCCGTTTCCCTCTGGGCATTGGCTACCGTGACATAGCCGCCCAACACCATTTTACCGACACGCTCTGCTTTCTTATTTTCATCTTCCTGCAATACCCGAACTTCAGACAGGTCATAGGCCACCTGCCAGGGTGATATATCGTCTTCAAATTCGCTGAGGAGTTGCCTCTTTTGCACCGAGCCGAAGACACGTTGCGAAGGAATAATATTGCTCTCATAGGCCATTTCACGGGCTTCGGCAAAGTTGGCGAATGTGGAGCGGGCCAGGCCAGCTCCAAGTCCAGCCACAATAGCCGGCACACCGAGGACGCCTGATATTCTTTCCTCAGGCAGCCGGCGTAAATCCTTCAGGTCCATGTCTTTCGGCGAGAAGCCAAACTGCTCGACATTGGTTGCTCCACTCATAACTAGGGGCTCACCGCGTTTGTCGCCGGTGAACGAGTCCTTAAACCATTCCTTGATGTCTTTTCCCTGCTCCCCACCCATGCCAGCCCCGCCTTCTTTCGGCGATATGACCACCCCGGGGACACCGAGATTCTTCAGCAGGGATGCCGTCATATTGGCCGCCTCATCATCGGTGAACATTTCCCGGACCAAGCTCTTGAGCGGTGATAATCCCTTGCGTATGTTCTCAGGGTCAAGCCCGTATCGGAAGTGAACGATGTCCTCGGGTGGCACTTTCTCAAGGATGCCACCGGGCTGATATTCGTAATAGCTGATATACTCCTCATTGTTCCAACCCCACTTAGGTTTGATCAGCGGTGACGGGATCCACCAGAGTTGCACGACTCGGCCGGCGGCCGACCGTATCTTCTGCCAGTAAGCATTTCCGTCAATTGTATAATCCGCGATCGTGGCCGCCTGGAGTAGCAAGCCGTCATAATACGGATTCGGCGTGTCTAAGAGCTCAAGCATCGGGTGTTCGTAAATATCATCAAAGCTGCCGTCTGCATTTCGCTTCCTGAGGTATAGCGGTGCCTCCGGGAATGTCCTTTGTATCCAGTTGACACATGACATGATTATTGCTGACTGGTAGCCCTCCACTTGACTTGAATAGTCGTAGCCCGTCCGGGGCAGTGTGAGAAGCGAACTGCCCCCTTCCGACGGAAATATCATCTGGCTTACAGCTTTCCTGAATCTTTCAAACATCGCTATAGTCGCCTCCATGCGCCTTCGACCTCTTGCAGCATCAGTTCGGTGATTGCCCAGACGAGGGCATCAAGCCGGTCCGGTGATACATCCCCAGGTACCCATTCACAGAGCTGGTCTTCGAGGTCAGGGAAAAAGCCGACGTGGTGAATCCTGCCTTGCTCATACAGCGCAGATACCGGCTCGGCGCGTGTGTATTTTCCTTTGCTGGCGTGAACTTGCTTGAAGGGTATATCCTTATCGATAGTCTTGACCGTGCTCTCCACCATATCGCCGCCGTTGTTTACCTCTCCTATCACCCGGTCGGCCTGGTTGCTGTGATACCCGGTTACCGCGGCGGTAGCCCACTGCTTAGGCGTTCCCTTAATGGTTAGATCGGCCAGGATATAGCCGTGCATAGCTCCCATGTGTGGCGCTATGCCGGCGACGATGATACCGGTTTCAGAGCTTTCTTCGCCTGTCGATACTGCCGGATCTATGGCCACCACAATACGGGCAAGGTCCGGGTGCTCTGTTACTCTTAGCGATTCGATTTGATCGCGCTGCCATAGGGCATCGGGATTATCGTCAAGGACTTCTCCTGCCAATTCCTGCCTCCCTAGCCGGGTGCCTTCGTATTTTCTCAGAATATACTTCAGGAAGTCCGGTGCCAGGTTGTCTTGATTCTCCAGTGTGTGGCCCTGGGTAACTGCCGTTCTCTTATCTGCTATCAACCCTTTGATGACCTTGATTGGCTTTGGTGTGGTGGTAACCACTGCCTGAGGCTTTTCCCCTATTCTCAGACCGAACATCAGATTGTCCCAGGCTTCCTGCGGATACTTGAACTTCGCCAGCTCATCTACCCATGCCTTCTGATGTTGAGGACCTCGGAGTTGTTCTGGCTCATCTCCCGAGTATATGATGGCCAGTACCCCGTTAGGGAATGTCAGCCGTCGCTTTGATGATTCATAGTCTGGCTGGAACCAGGGCGGACAGATTTTCAAGATGGCGCTATCACCGACTTCCACCATAGTGTCCCTGACATCGGCCTTGGTCTGTCCAACTAATGCTATAGGGCTGAAGCCTTCCCATGCCCACTTCCGCACCAGCTCGACCCCGGTTCGGGTCTTTCCACCACCCCGACCGCTAAGTAGCAGCCATATATACCATTCCCAGTCCGGAGGCAGCTGCTTTGGCCTTGCCCAGAATTCCCAGTCATATAAAAGAGATTCAGCTTCCTTTTCGCTCAGGTTCTTTATCGCCTTTATTCTCTCCTGCTCTGGCAGCAAGGCGATTGATTGTGCTAATGAGTTTTCCTTTAGCGTCATGTTCAACTCTAAAACTCTCTCCTATAGGATTGGCGAATTCCTGTCTCTCTATATATCCCCGGGACTTGCCTTGGGTCTTCAAGTAGAAGAGTATAGCGATATTGTCGCCATCCTTAATTTTGCTATATAGCTTACCCTCTGCAAAGTCCAGCATGGCTTCTTTGGCATCTTGAGCAGCTTCTTTGACAGAAGGATACTCAGCCACATATCGACATACTGTCCTATAGCCTATACCGGACTTGGCCGCTGCCATAGTAAGAAGCCCGCTTGTCTCCTTAAGGGCTTTGATAATGCGGGCAGCAGTCTCTTCTCTTTTTTTACCGTTGCCATTTTTGCCGTTAGTTTTCATCTATATATACCGTCACTATATAGGGCTCACCAATACCATTATAGTGAAGCCTATCAGTATTCTTATGATTCTTATCGAGTGGTCATATCGCCAGTTTTGCTTTCGTCCACCTGTCTCAGCCAATTTATTATAGTAGAGCCTGATTGATATGAGGCCATCACAGAAGAGCCACATCCCTAATAGTCCTATAATATAGTCAGTCAAGTTTTACCGCCTCATAAGTCCTATATACATATAGGGTCTTGCTATATAAGAAAAGCCCGGGGGACTAACCCGGGCTCTACTCATACCATTCGTTGATTATATCTTACCACACCCTGTCAAGCTTTCCAAGAAATTCGACCTACTATATAACCGATTCTTACTAAGGAAAGCGCCACGAAGCCAGCCAACATCGCTACCTCTAATTCCTCGATAATCCAATAGGGATCATACCAGGAACCCGCGCTCCAAAGATA